GGGGACAAATTGTACCGTTCCCTGATCGTGTTTATCTCAGATCTTCGGAATTCAATTTTCCCATTTACTCGCTCACTGACCCCGGAAACCTGCAGGCCAAGCGCCTTTGCGAGTTCTTCCTGCGTGTCATCGTTGCGCTTCATGACCGCCTTCAGCTCGTTCGTGTTCATCTTCCTGCCCTCCTTTCTTGTTTGATTGTGTCCCGTACAGACACAGTATACTGTCTGTTGTGTGTCCTGTCAAGAATTTTTTTCTTGCTCTGAGAAAAACTTTCGTATATAATGAAGTCCGAGGAAAGGAGAGGAAAAAATGACACTTGGAGAAAAGATCAGAAAACGCCGCCTTGAGCTGAACATGACAATGGACGATCTTGGAAACGCCATCGGCGTACAGCGTTCAGCCATCAACAAGTATGAGAAGGGATTTATCACGGACCTGAAGCGCAGCACAATCCAGGCACTGGCAAACGCTCTGGGCGTCTCCCCGCTCTACCTGCTGGAGGATGATGACGAAGACGAACAGCGTCTGGAGGCTCTCCACCAGAATCCTCGCCTGGGGCTCCTCTTCGACCGGTCCAGGAAGATGTCCCACGAGGACGTGGAGTTCATGCTTCAGATGGCCGACCGGATCCTGAAGGAACGCGACGGCGAATGATGAAAAAAACCACCATCCCTCCCTGTAAGCTGAGACTGCAGGGAGGTGATGGCGGTGGAAGATAGAGTGATCCTGGAGAACATGCCGACCAGTATCAAAGGATACGTTTTCAAGGATGACGACGGGGCGCCGGTGATCGTGCTGAACTCCCGCCTGAGTCGCGAACAGAACCGGCGGACCTATGAGCACGAGCGGCAGCATATCGAACGCGGAGAGATGGACGAACCGACCTATATTGAATACGGAGGCGAATGACATGAAGAGACTGATCACCATCATCCTGATCCTGGCACTGATCCTGCCGGCGTCATCTCTTGCAGATGTCATTCTGAATGGAATGACCACAGACGAGCTGCTGGAGCTCAGGCGCCAGATCAATCTCCAGTTGTTCAATGAAAAGCTGCTGGATGGCGTTGACGTTGATCCAGGAAAGTATATTGTCGGAGAAGATCTTCCAGCAGGTGATTATCGCGTGGAAGTCATTCTTCCAAGCCAGGCATATGCATTTGGGTCTGTCTGGGTATATGATCCAGGTGAGACTTTCTTAACCGTCGGCGGAAACATGACCGGCGAAGGCTATGAACGAATCGGCAAATTATCCTTAACGGACAGCCAGACAATCGAAGTCACGTTATATTCTGTTAAGTTGTTCTTATATGAGGGAATCGTCAACTAAGGAGGTCGCAATGATTTGTACTAAGTGCAAAGCGGAGCTGGTGCAGCGTACCAATTTCTGCCCGAACTGCGGGAAGAAGCTGATCACCACCCAGCGGGCCAGGCGCACGAAGTCAAGAGGAAACGGCACCGGCTGCGCGTATTATGATCAGGATCACAGGTACTGGGTCGCCCAGGTTGTCACCGGTTACCGGGATCTTCCTCCGTTCGATCTGAGCAACCCGGAGAACAAAAAGAGCCGGATTCCGATCAAAAAGACGAAGGCCGGATTCAAGCGCCGGGAGGATGCCCTGGCATACTGCCAGACGCTGAAAAACGGCCCAGAAAAGCCGTCCGATGCGCCGTACCTGAAAGAGTATTGGGAAACATACAAGAAGGGCGCGTATGAGGCTCTGAGCGCGTCAAAACAGCAAGCATACCGCACAGCATGGGGCAAACTGGAGAAGATCCAGAACACGCGGATCGATCAGCTGACGGTGGCCGTCCTTCAGGATCTGGTCCGGGAAAAGTGCCCGTCCTATTACACCGCCAGAGATGTCCGGACGCTGCTGACTATGCTGTTTAAGATCGCGGCAGCTGATGGATATGCCAGGCAGGAAATCCCGACCTTCATCCGGCTCCCGCAGCTGGAAGAGAAGGAGCAGACACCCTTCAGCGAGACCGAGCAGAAGGCCCTCTGGAAGCAGTACGATGAGAAGCACGACATCCGCGCCGCAGTCCCGCTCCTGATGATCTACACGGGCATGATGCCGGGCGAGGCCATGCAGCTGAGGGTGGACCAGATCGACATCCCGGGCCGCCGGATCCACGGTGCCGGAATGAAGACAAAGGTCCGGAAGCAGACGGACATCGTCCTGGCGGATGACATCGTCCCGCTGGTGCAGGATCTGATTGACCATGCTCAGCCTTCCGGGTACATCTGGAAACGGGACGAGAAGCTCTGGTATGAAACATACCACGAAGTACTGAAGGATGCAAAATGCCGGGACCTTCCGCCGTACTCTTGCCGGCACACGACAGCGACCGCGCTGGCTATCAGTGAAAATATCGCCCCTCAGACGGTCAAAAAGGTCATGAGATGGTCCACTGCCAGGATGCTCGACCGGTACGCGCACCCGGACCAGAAGGACGCTCTTGCGGCCGTAAATACGCTTAAAAAAGAGGGAGTATAACCGTATTACTACCGAGCTACTACCGATCTTGAACGCTGGAGCCGTTGAAAATGTTACATGGCACTGACCCCTGCTAAGGGAGTAGTGTCAGTGATGGCAGCCCGGGTTCAAATCCCGGCTTCTCCGCTCAGACCCGCGAGATATAAAGCCTCGCGGGTTTTTCCATTGCTTTTTCGGATTGTCTGGAATTCCCTCTGAAATGCCACCCATATTCGGTCTACTACCGAGCTACTACCGAGTAAAAACAGGCACAAAAAAAGCGCCCCGGGATCGCTCCCAGGGCGTTGTTTTTATTCCGTGGCTTCTTCAGGCGGTTCCGCTGGCGGAAGCTTCTCGACCTCCGGTAAGCCAGCGAGAGACGTCAGCATACTCAGGACAAAGGCTACTCCACTCACAGAGATTGCACGGAGCCAGTCGATCTCCGAAAAGGCTGCACCGACTGCAATCATCGACGCAAAAGTTTGAGCGAAGGTTTTCACCGCGCGGATCAGAGCCGCCACTGCCCATTCTTTCCAGTTCCAATTCATCCATGTGCCCTCCTCAATAATAATGATTGCCGGCAATGTGTCGGCGTCCGGCTGAACCGTTGCCGGCGCTCACGGGGCCGGATGCTGAGGGCCCAGCGGAAGTTTCAGGAACTTCTCCCGCAGGTCATCCATGACGCCGTTCGCCCCCAGTGCGTGATACTGGACATATACGTTTTCTAAGTTTGACCGGTCATCCACGTCAGCCCATCCCTGGGCAGCATAGAACTTGTAACCCTGAATCAGCCGGTCCCGCAGCAGCGCCTGCACGCCGCGCTTGACGGCCCTGGTCTGCACCCAAGTCGTGATGATCAGCGTCAGCAGCAATGCAGGAATACCGGCTGCCTTGGCGATCTCCCAGAAAGACATCCTGATCAGCCCCCTTCTTCTGTTTTCCAGCTTCCGGCGTATGTGTTGATCAGCGCGTCGGCCTGGTACTGTGTCAGATGTGGAATATGTACTGTGTACAAAGTAGTCACCGGTGCCGGAGAAGGTCCGACCGCGGCATCCAGCGCCGCCCAGGTCTTCTGCCCGCAGATCCCGTCAGCGGTCAGTCCGCTGGCCGTCTGGAACTTCTTGACCTCGCGGATCGTGGTGTTGCCGTACTTCCCGTCCGCGCCGTAGGGGCTCAGGTCGTAGCCAAGCTGCAGCAGGTCGTTCTGGCACTCGACCACATAGGGGCCGGTGGCGCCTTTCCGCAGTGTCGGTTTGTCTGATGGCATTGTTCCGTCCATTCCTTTCGGGATTCCGTAGTGCGTCCAGCCGCGCTCCGATGTGTTCCCGCGCTTCACCTCGCCGGAGCAGTGGATGATCTGCCCGCCTCCGATGTGGATGCCGACGTGATCCATCTTTCCGGTGCTGGAGATGTACTTAAACACCAGGCACACCTGCCCGGCCGGCATGTCCTTCAGGTATCCCTGCTCCTTCCAGTTGCTGGCGGTGTTCCACATAGATGTGCATCCGCCTCCGGAGAGCGGGATCCCGACGCCCTTGAAGACAGACTTCGCGAAGCCCTGGCAGTCGTTCATCCGCACCCGGGCGCCGCCAGGATAATACTTGCACCCGGAGCAGCTGCTGCTGGATCCGTTCAGCACCTGGCAGCGCTTCCGGATCAGTTCCTTGTCGCCCTCGCCGATCGCGGACCGGCTCATGTAGTACCGGCGCTTGTCCGGCGTGCAGTCAGCCGCCACCGCGCCCCATGCGTAGGGCCATTCCATCATAAACTCGGCCTGTTTGACGACGATCTCCGCCTTGCTGAGCCCCTGCTGGATCCAGTTCGCCAGCTCATTGTCGAGCTGTGCCGCGCTGTTCATCCGCTGATCACCTCCCTGAAAAGAAGGCCGCCAGGGCGATTCCTGACGGCCGGATTAAGTTCGCAATATTTTTAGATTCCGAAGTCCAAATTACTATTAAATCTCTACATATGCATATTGAATACTAAAACTAGCATTGGTTACTGCCGTTTGTGCTGATAATGCAGACATTGCATGACCACCCAATATATAATTAGAATCAGAGCCATACTTGTATGGAATAGCAATTGTATCATTACGATTTGTGACCATAATACCTAACAAGATATGTTTATTTGAATATAAACCAGCAATACTAAAGTTGCCATTTGCAGAAGTTGTAACATTTGCTGTACCGAATTGAATACGAGGAATACCACTATTTTTAATTGTATCTGCCATATTCATGGCACTGGTCACACGTTAAACAGCAAAGCATTCGTCAATTTAATGGATAGATCAAAATACCATTCGCATAGAAATTCGTTGTTGATGACCCGTAATTTCCCATTCGTACTTGACCGCT